ACTCCGGCAACAACCGTAGTTGTGTCCATATTATCCCACTCTACTAAACGGATTGATTTCAAGCCACCTAATGACTCTTTACAATCCAATATATATCCACTTGTTAAAGGGCAAGCCATAAAATAAATTTAAAAATTAAAAGAAAGTGAATGGGGCTGAGTTAACAACCCCATAAATATTAATACTATACTAAAACGAATTTCACTACTTCTGAACCAAATGCGTAGTTAATACCCATTTTAAATTCAGATACGAAACGCACTTGGTCAGCTTCTCTTGCGTAGAAGATTTCAAATTTCTCTTCTTCGTTCAATAAGTCAGTACCTAAGAACAAGTTAGATGTTCTCATCGCATAGATTTTGTTAGTACCATTTAAACCTTGTAAAGCAACAACTTCAATAGTTGTACCCGGTAGGTAGAAAGCACTATCAGATTTAACATCAGTAGCATAATGATACATGTTAGCATTTTTCAATGCGATAGTGTAAGTACGGAATACATCCATTCCTACAAAAATTTTCATGTCATCAGCCGCTACAACTTGTGCCGGAATAGCCTTGTAGATACCATCTAAGATAGCGATTACATTTGTAGCAACAATACCGGTAGCAACATTGATTGGAGCACCCGTAATATATGTTGATATGTTAGAGTTTACCACTGTACCATCAGCACCGATTAATTTGATTAAACCATCAAATTTGTTTATGTTACCACTACCACTTGCAGTGTCACCTTGCCATAAACCAGTTTCTAATTGTTTAGCAATTAAATTAGCTTTCTTAGCAGAATATTGCTCAGCGAATACCATCTCAGTATAGTGAGAACCTTCCGGTAATGCTTTTTGCAAATATTTGCTTTCTAAATCTTTCATACATAATGCTTCGTTAACTTTGATTTTACCAACAGTTACCGGGCGTTGAGTGAAAGTAGTTGTGCCACTTGCATTGAAACCACAAGTAGAACCATCTTGGAATGTTGCGTCAGTGTCCATGATGTTGATTTGCTCAGAAGATTTTACTGAGACCATTACATTACCTTTTTCTTTAATTAAAGAAGCGGTTTTGTTTCCTAATACTGCACTTGTAACGAGTAATTTTTCGTTTTCTTTTGTGTAGTTTGATAAAGCAGATACATCAAATGCCATGTTATTTAATTTTTATTAGTTAATTGATTTTGTGAAATTTAGATATTTGTTTATTTTACTTTCTTTACTTTCTACTAATTGAAACTTATCTTTTGGTGCTTCAATTGGATTAGAAGTAGGTGCGTTTGCAATACCCTCAATAGCAGATGCTAAATCAGTAATTGCAGTTTGAAATTTAGAAAACTTAGCAGATGCTAACTCTTCAACTTTTTTTAATTCAATTTCAGCCATTGCAATCTTTTCTTCAATAGATTGTAATTTAGCTTCCATCTCAGAAACTTTTTGGTCTTCTTTAACCATTTCTTCTTCCGGCATGGTATCTTCTTTTGGAGATGCAAGTTCAATGATAATTCCATTTTCATCTAATTGCATTGAAGTACCATCGGCAAGAATGTGCTCTCCCATTGGAGCCGGAGTGCCATCAGCTAATACAACTTTGCCACCCACTTCTAACTTATCGCAAGAGATTTTAGTGCCATCTGCTAAAACATACTCAGCAAAAGCATCTACACTTGGAGTAGAAGGGATTTCTTCATTGAAAAGCGACTTTACTTTGTTTACAAATTCTGTCGGGTTCATACTTTAATTTAGTTTAAATAGGTAAATAAATAATTAGTGCAATTTATAACTCAATTTCTTTGAGCCAATCTAAAATATCTTTCATAATTTGCTCATCTTTGGTAATAGGAGTAGTATTACCGGCATCTTCTGTTCTTTTATAGTTAAAAATACCTTCAACACTAAAACCTTTAAAATCTCCACTTTTAACCATAGACCATACTTCCGGATTATCTATTTTAAAACTTCCAAACCAACTTCCTTCGGGTGCATCTTCAAATCCTTGCATAGGTTGTATGCCTCTTTTCTTAGAAGTAAGGAAACTTTCAAATAAAGTAACCCCATCAACTTGTCTTGTAGGGTCGTGCATAAGATTAACATTAGATTGATAACCTTTCTTAAAGTATTTTTGTACTATCTTTTGAATACTATCTGCATTAAACATTACATAGTATTCTCCAAATTCATCAAATCTGTAAATAGGAGTATCTGCTAACATTAACGGACCGGAAACAATTTGCTCTTCTTCGTTAAATGATTGCTTCCATATTGGAGCATCTGTCATTCCAAACTTTAAAAAGTTCTTTTGTATTGCCGGCTTATCTACTAATGCAATAAAGTCAACTTCTGACTCATCATTAAAGTCAGCTTCTATATCTAAATAGTAAAGTGGTTTTCCATCAAATGTATTCATAAGTATAAATAGTTAAAAGTTAATAATGTGCTATTTAAAGCGAGAAGAGTTTAATATTCTTTGTACTCTATTCTGAGAACCGGTAATATCACTTTCTACTACATAAGCCTTAATTGCTTGATTACCCATAGCATTGATACTATTTGCGTTTAATTGTGTAATAGTTTGTTGTACCGGTATCATAGGATTAACCGGTGCTGAGCCTCCACTTGCACCCTCTCCACCACTCTTATTAGCACCCATGATTAATCTTCTTGCTTGTGCTATATTAGCCAATATCTTCGCTATACCTACTGCATACTTAGCGAAACCGGCTATACCTCCGGTTGCCACATTATCAGCAGAAGCGGCTGATGTAGAAGCAGTCAATCCGGATATAGCAATACCGGTATCAATACCTAATTGTGTTAATGCAAATCCTTTTTGTAAATCACTATCTGCATCCATAGCACCGGCTAACATACCCATTGCACCACTAATCTCATTCCAACTTTGTATCTTAACATCTTTTTCTGATTTTGCTATTTGCTTTCTTTTATCAGATAATGCATTTGACTTTTCAGTATATTCTTTTTCTGATATTAACTTATTTTTATAGGCATCATCTAATAATTGTTGTTCAGCATTGATGGCATCTTTCCTTACAGAGAATAGCATACTTGTATTATCTATTACTGAATTTAATTTAGCCTCTTCTCCATCCATTATCTCTCTTAATATCTTGTCTGCTTTCTCCTTATCATCTTTATCATATTTATCATTTATCTCTTTTTTCTGTATTCTATATGCTTCCTCTAATTTAATTCTATCAGCAGAACCTACTTTAAATAGTTTACTTTCCTCTTTGAATTTAATCTCTAAATCTTTCAATTCTTTTTGTCTTGCATTCATGTTTTCTTCTGAGATAATTTTATTTACCTCATCCATGATTTGCTTTCTCTTTTCCCCTTCTGCTTTCTCTTTTTCAGATAGTGAGAACTTGCCGGTCTGTCCGGTACCTATTGTACCATAAGATGATTGAGCCGATTCTGTTTCAATCTTATTTAACTTTAATAAACTTTCCTCTTTCTTTTTATAGAAATCTAATTCTCTTTTTGTTTTGTCTATTAATGCTTGGTCTACATACTTAAATGTACCCTCTTCTTGCTTACTTAAATCTTGTAATTGTTGTTCTAATTCTACTCTTTTAGAAATGGTTTCAATTAAATCTTTTTCCTTTGCTTTAACCTCAATGCTCTTAATCAAAGAATTAGTTAATGCATCATATCCTACCTTTGCCTTTCCGGTTAAAAACTCTTCTTCTTTTATATTACCAAAATATGCCGGATATAGTTTTTGCAATTCCTCTACTGCCTCTTTCCTTTTTCTTTGAGAAACATTTACATCAGAAGCGGCTATGTATAGCATCTTTGCCTTTGCTATCTCTTGTGAAGTAGATTGTATTAGGTCATCTTTAATCTTCTTAGATTTAATACCCTCTTCATTTATTAATCTATCTATTTCACTTTCCTTTTTTAGTGCTTCATATAATTGTACTACTGCAACTGCTAATCCACCTACTAATACTGCAATACCACCGGTTCCAAAATTCTTCATTAAATTAGTAGCGAAATCAGATGCTACTGCTTTTAAGTTTTTGAAACCTTGAATACCACTATCTAAAAAGGTATTTAATCCCTCTGAGAATGCCAATGCAGATTGTACTCTAAGTAATTGTTCTTGTAGGTTCTTACTTTCTACACCCATCAAACCCATTGCACCTTGAACAGAAGCAAATGCACCGGCAATACCTTGCACCGATTGAGATACTGCTTTAAATCTTGCATCCGGATTAAATGCCTCAGCCATTGACTTGGCATCTCCTATTCTGTCTTTTAATTCAGCAACTCTCTTAGCAGCATTCCTTGCTTGAACAGAAGCCTCTCCGAACTTCTCATTCATAGCAATCAAATTCTGCGTTGCCTCTCTTAATTCTTTTTTAAAGGTACCTACCGAACCTCTTGCTTGTTCTCCATCTACGGATATCTTATACCCTAATACTTCTTGACCCATGTTTAATAAATTGTATCAATGACTTTTAATAATTCTACTTTTGTTGTTTGATTTCCTATTGGATTGAA